GTGATGACTTGACTCAGGCTGGATATAGTCACTTTGTAAGCCGAGCATATGTACATCACGCAGGAAGCCAGACAGTAGGAACAGATTTTAAGCTATGCCATGAGGAACCACGGGCATGGATAAAGGCCAATAGGCCGGACAAGTACAAGGAATATTATGGCTGAGTTTAGTAGATTGCCCACACAGGAAGAGTTGTCTAGAATGCTGTATCAAATGCAGTTAGGTAATAGATCGCAACAAGATATTATTAATGAGAACCTAGCCAAGGGTTCTACTGTAAAGCCTATTCCTGACAATATATTTCAGAAAATGGCTGGTGGCGCTCAGACTGCTAAAGAACAAGTCAATAAGCTAGGCAATATGTCAGATATTGCAAAACTATTTCCCGGCTACACAGGCCAATCTCAAGTAACAATCCCAACTGATTACAATTTAGCACCTAAACAAGATGTTTACGGTGGTTTGAGACCACAAGGTATGCAGACGCAGCAAGTGAATATAGATCAGCTACTGAAGGCAATTAAACCTGCTGATGTGCTTGGTCTTACAGGTGCGCAGCAAGCGTATAGCGATATGGGTATTGGTAAGGCTCCTAAGCCAATGGATGTGCTGGACATAGCTGGACTTGGTGCTACTGGGTTAGGTGCTGGTAAGGGATTGTTAAAAGCTGGCGTAGAGGCAGGTAAATATGCAGCTCCTACTGTTGGAAGAATGGCAGAGCAGTATGCTGTTAATACTGGTTTACTGTCTCCTTTGGTTGCTTATCATGGAACACCACATACTTTTGACCAATTTGATATTAGCAAAGTAGGTACTGGTGAGGGCGCACAAGCATATGGACATGGAATTTACTTTGCAGAAGCACCAGGCGTAGCACGTGGTTATCAAATGGCTCTGTCTAATAAATCTGGTCAGATTACTACTATTGGTGGAAAACCAATTGAGGATTTGTACCGAAAAATAGAAAATAAAGCGAATAAATTGCCTCCAAAAGAAGCGCAAATTGAATATGAAAAAGCTGCAATGCTTGAGAAGATGATGTTAGATACTCCTCCTGATGAGCTTATTAGTTATGCTAAAGATATAGGTTCCGATCCAAAGGTTATTAGCTGGCTTGAAAAGGAAATTGCTCCAAAAACTAAATTTCCAGGTTCATTATTTAAAGTAGATATACCTGATAAAGCTGTTGAAACATTCATGGAATGGGATAAACCATTAAAAGATCAGCCTGAAGTGTTAAGAAAAATACGGTCAACAATTGATGATAAAGATTTATTAAAATCATTTGATTACAATGTTGATAAAGGAATATCTGGTGGAAATGCTTACAGTAGTTGGGTAAATGGCAAATTGCCAAAAGATAAATCTGAAACATTAAATAAAGCAGGAATTCAAGGAATTAAGTATTTAGATCAAGGTAGTAGAATGGAAGGTACTGGAACTAAGAATTTTGTTGTATTTGATCCTAATATTGTGAAGATGCTAGAGAGAAACAATAAGTCTATGGTTCCAGTTAAGGAAACTACTGCTGATCTTGTATCTAAAGCTAGATTAGCATACGAACAAAATCCTAATGACTCTAATCTATGGAAAGAATATTTAAGATTACGTAGCATTAGAGACGCAGAGAAGTAATAGCATGACACCAGAAAGGTAATGCAAAAATGGAAACAAACGAAGTTAAAGAAACTGGAAGTAACTGGAAAGTAGGGGACGGTACTGCTGGCCCAGGTAGACCTAAAGGAGTGCCTAATAGATCGACTCAGATCGTGCGAGAAGCTATCGCAAACCTATTGGAACGCAATGCTCCTAACATGGACAAGTGGCTGAATGAGGTAGCCTCTGAAGACCCGTATAAGGCTTTAGATTTGATGAACAAACTGAGTGAGTATCACATTCCTAAGCTGGCTAGGACTGAGGTAACTGGTGCTGATGGTGGCCCACAAGAGATGAAGGTTACATGGCAGAAGTAGTTATACCGTACAAGCCTAGAGAGCAGCAGTTAGCTATTCATGAGACTGTAGACTCTAGCCGCTTTACTGTGGTTGTTGCCCATCGTCGTATGGGTAAGACTGTTAGTGCTATTAATCATCTTATAAAGGCAGCAATCGAGTGTGATAAGCCTAATCCTAGATTTGCCTATATTGCTCCTACTTACGCTCAGTCGAAGCGTGTCGCTTGGGATTATCTACTTGAATTTACTCGTCCACTTGGTGGCAAGGCTAATATTCAGGAGCTTAGGGTTGATTTTTGGGGCCGCAGGATTAGTCTTTACGGCTCTGACAATGCCGATTCTCTACGGGGCCAGTATTTTGACGGGGTTGTGCTTGACGAGATTGGGGATCAAAATCCGAAAATCTGGAACGAAGTAGTTCGTCCTGCATTAGCTGACCGCATGGGATGGTGCTTGTTTATTGGCACACCAAAGGGCCGCAATCACTTTGCTGACTTTAGGGATCGCGCTGCTGAGACTGAGGGCTGGAAGCTATTAGAGTTTAAGGCTAGTGAGACTGGTGTGCTTGCTGACTCAGAGTTGAATGCAGCCAGGCTTGAGATGGGTGAGGATAAGTATCAGCAGGAGTTTGAATGTAACTTTAACTCAGCCGTAGAGGGTAGCTATTATGGGCAGATTATCAATGATCTTGAAGCGAAGGGTCGCGTCACCCATATTGACCGCGATGATCTTTGTAAGTCTTACGTTTCTTGGGATTTGGGTATGGGCGACTCTACTTGTCTGTGGGTGGCTCAATTGGTTGGCAAAGAAGTTAGGCTTATTGATTGCGTGGAAAACCACGGGGTCGGGCTTGATTGGTATGTCAATTGGCTCAAAGAGAATAGATATGAGCATTACGACCAGTACTTACCACATGACGTTGAAGTCCGTGAGTTGGGGACAGGTAAAAGCCGTAAAGAAATGCTGCAAGAATCCGGATTGCAGATCACGGTTGCACCAAGACTGTCGGTAGCTGATGGTATTCAGGCCGTTAGACGCTTGCTCCCAAGGTGCTGGTTTGATCCTAAGACTAAGAATGGATTGAACGCTATTCGCAACTACAGGCGTGAGTTTAATGAGCGTCAAGGCGTGTATTACGAAAAACCACTGCATGATTGGGCATCACATTACAGTGATTCATTCAGATATTTGGCAATAACTCTTGACGAGCGAGCTGATTCGTGGTCTACAAGTTTGCCTATTCAAACTGGATGGGTTGTATAATATGTATAGAAAATGCTAGAAAATGAACATGTTTTAAATATATGTTCATAAAACGCAAAAAGGTATACACATGGAATCAGGTTCAGTAAAAGGTATATTAGAAGCAGAGATTGATAACTCTATTGGGTTTATCGACTCTGAGACTAGTAATGATCGCACCAAGGCACTTGAGTATTATCTTCGCTATCCATATGGTAATGAAGTAGAAGGACGTAGTCAGATCGTCACTGGTGAGGTTGCTGAAGCAATTGATGGTGCATTACCACAATTAATCCGTGTGTTTACTACCACTGAGGACATTGTTTACTTTGAACCAAAGTCACAGAATGACGAAGAAACAGCTAAACAAGCTACGGATTACTGTAACTGGGTATTCTATCGTGAGAATGATGGCCTGATTATCCTGCATAACTGGTTTAAAGATGCTCTGCTACAGAAAAACGGTATTGTCAAAGCGTACTGGGATGCTAAGGAAGATGTAGTCAAAGAGAAGTATCGCAATCTGACTGAAGATGAGCTGGCACTATTGATGTCTGATGGTTCGCTTGAGATTGTCCGTCAGAAGGTAGACATGGTTGATGTTGGTATTGGCGAGTTTGGTATGCCAATTCAAGCCCCATCGTACTCAGTAACTGTTAAAAAGGTTCTCAAGTCAGGTCAAGTCAGGATTGAGAATGTCCCGCCTGAAGAGTTCCTTATCTCCAAGTCTGCTAAGACTGTACAAGATTCCCCATTCGTAGCCCATCGTCGCTTGATGCCACGGTCAGACTTGATTGCTATGGGATACAGCAAGGATACGGTAGATAATCTACCCGCATACGATGATCTTAGCTTTACTCAGGAGCGTATTGCTCGATTCAGTCAGGGTGAGAATCCAGATGACTCTAATAGCCTTGATCCTGCTATGCAGAATATTGAGGTCTATGAGTGTTACATTCGCATCGATGAAGATGATGATGGAATTGCTGAGCTTCGTCGTATTGTCTATTGTGGTAGCGAAATCCTAGGGGATGAAGAGATTGATGAAATTCCGTTTCATTCTATCTGCCCGATTCCTATTCCTCATAAGTTCTTCGGTCAGTCACTTGCTGATCGTACTATGGATATTCAGCTAATCAAGTCTACGGTTACTCGTCAGATGCTTGATAACTTGTATCTGACTAACAATGCTCGTGTTGGTGTTGTTGATGGCCAGGTCAATCTGGATGACATGCTGAATGCTACGCCTGGTGGCATTATCCG